GAACCAAAATAACGATAATAATAATAATGCACTACCTGTTATATATGCAACCTTATGAACATCTGTTTTTATTGAATAATATGATCCAAACCACGCAGAAATGCTAATAATTATCATTAATGGAATTCCAATTTTAATATCAACATTATTATTTTTATAATAATTATAAACAGCAGCTATAGAAAGTGGTGGTAAAGAAACAAATAATGTAGTGCCAATAGCTGTTCTATGATTTTTTATTATAGTTAGAAGTGACAATAGTGGTACTAATAAAATACTTGTACCTATTCCTAGAGCTCCTGAAAAAAATCCAGTAATAAATCCAGCCACTATAATTAATATAATTTCAAACATATATATATAAATAGTAAATAAATAATAGTAATAATATGGAATATTATTATTATTTAATTATTTTTTTTATAATTATTATAATATTTAGATTTTATGTTAAAATAACATATAAGTTCTGGGCATATCAACCAGTTTTTCATTACTATAATCTATTATATTGGATATACCCTATAGGAATTATAAATAAAGAATTACCTGAATCCAACAAATTTTGTAATTTTATAAATATAACTAACAAAGATTTTTTTGATTATAGTGATAATGAAATTAAAGATATGGTTGAATTATTAAAAAATCATTATAATCGAAATAGAGAAGCTAATTATTTACCTACTATTGATTATTTTAAAAATTTTTTTGTAGGACATACATCAAAATGTTTTATTTCAATATATAATAATCCTATCTATAAAATAGATAATAATAAAGATAAATCTGATATTAAAAAAGATAATGAAATAATTGGAATAATAACAGGTAAACCTATTAGCATATCCATTAAAAAAGTTGGAAAATTTAAAGCTTATTATGTAGATTTTTTATGTGTAAATCGCGAGCATAGAGAGAAAAATATTGCTCCTCAATTAATTCAAACATACGAATACACTCAACGACATAATATTAAAGATTCTAAAATTTCTCTCTTTAAACGAGAAGGCAAACTTACTGGTATTGTACCTTTAACTATATACAAAACTTATATGTTCAATACTAAACCTATTACTACTAATAAAAACTTAACACAAAAAATTATTACTATAAATGAAATAAATTATACTACATTAACTGATTTTATAGATAATAATAAAGAAAAATTTGATTGTATAATTACTGTAAATAAAGGTAACTTATTAGCTCTAATAAAAGCTAATATATATATTATATATGGATTACTACAAGATAATAAATTAATTGCTTGTTATTTTTATAAAATAAATAATATTACATATTCTTTAGATACATTATATAACAAAGAAAAACAGTCTTGCGAATCTATTGACTTATTAGCCTCTGTAAAAAATTGTCAAGATGATATTTTTATTATTGGATTTATTTTATCGCTAAATAATTATATCAAAGAGATAAATAAAAAGACTAAAACTAATATTAATTATGTTAATGTTGAAAATATTAGTAATAATAATACAGTTACTCAATATTTACTAAATAAATCTTTTGTACCCAGACATATTGCTCCAATGGCTTATTTTTTTTATAATTATGTTAAAAGACCATTATCATCAGATAAAGTATTAATAATTGTTTAACGTACATATTTACCTGCTCTTACAAAAGAATCTAAAACATAAATGATAAAAACGCCTAAAAATACATATAAAATTAATTCTTCTGTAATTAAATGGCTTTGTTCTTCTTTTTGTTCTTCCAAAAGATATAAAATATTATCTAATTTTTTTAATAGTTCACTATTTGAGTCTAAATTATTTCTAGTTGGTGTGGATTGAATATAACTATTATAATTATCAATATATTGTTGATACATATCGTTAGATTGTGTAGCTGGTAAAGTATTATAATTTGTTTCATCTATTGGATTATCATTAAATTGCATAGGAGGTGTATGTGTATTAGTCTTTTGTATATTAATATTATGTATAGGTTTTTGAACCGGAACAAAATCTCCCATATTATCTAAATCTGAATCTGTATTATCAGATTTATATAACTCGTGTAACATATTTTTATCTATTTTTTTTGGCTGATTCTTATTCTTGTAGGTTTGATTTTTTCTCTCTACTGTTTTTTTTTGATTATTATTATTATTATTTTCTTCATAATTTACTGGGGCTGCTGACATAACTAAAGAGCTCATACTTATAAAAAAAGGATATTAAATTATTTTAAAGTTATTCATAATTATTTAGATAAAATAATTGTTTTATCTAAATATATTTTATATAGATATATCATCAATAAATAATATATTTTCTTACCAATATATAAATGGTAAAAGCTAAAGCAACATTATTTCAAAAATTAGCTAATAATTTTTATCATCCAATTAATAATAGTAAATTGTTAGCAGGTTTAGGAATGATTATTTTAAATTTATTTTCAAAATATGTAGTATTAGATTTAAGTAAAAGTCAAGAAGCATTTATAAGAAATACATTAACCCGAGAACTATTAATTTTTGTTGTCTCTTTTGTGGGTACTAGAGATTTACTTTTGTCTCTCTTCTTAACTGCTACATTTGTAGTATTATCTGGAACTATTTTTAATGAAAAAAGCCGTTTTTGTGTTATTCCAGAAAAATATAAATATTTGCATCACGAAGTAGATGCAAATCGAGATGGGAAAATTAGTAATGAAGAAATTAGAAAAGCTCAAGAATTATTATATAAAGCTAATATGCAAGGAAAATTATAAATTTATTTTAAAAATATAATAAATTTATAATATAAGATGAGTGAAAATAGATATAATATAAAAGACCTTATTAATGTAAATCAAATTGGACGAATTAAATTTGATATATCAGGTATACCACTACTTACTAAATTAAGTGTAAATAATACTAATTATGATCCAGATAATTTAACTGGTACTGAATTTTTTTGTCCTTTATATAATCAATTATATTATAAAAAAGGAAATTTGACTAGTAAATTTATTAATTTTAATAATACAGATATATCTAGTAATGACTTGCTAAAAAAAGTTACTAATCAAAAAATAATGAGTGATTTTATTAAAAAAACTTTTTTTAAACAAGGTAAAAATCTAAATTTTAATGATAAACAGATAAATGAATTTAAAAAAAATGGAAATATAAAAATAGATGAAAAACTTTTATTAAATAATGCATTAATAATTTTAAATAAAATTATTTTAAAAAATAAAAAGGCAATTATTTATTATAGAAAACCTAAAGATTCACGTATTCGACAATATTATTTAACTAGTTTACCATTTAATATTAATAATGTTAATATTGATGATATTAATAATTGTCCAGATTATAGTAAAATTAAAATTTGTAAAGTAGATAGTAGTTCCAATAGAGTAACTATTGATGAAGTAGTAACAAAATTATATGAAAAAGATAAACAAAAAATAAAAAATAAAAATAATGAACAAATAAAATTATTTAAAGAAGCATTTTCTAGTAATGAGACTGAATTAACAAAAAAATTAAGAGTATTAAAAGATCAAGAAAATACTAATATTACAAAAAGTGTTATTATCTATGATTTAGTAAAAAAAATTCTAAATAAACCTCAATATAATTATATTGGAAAATATAACCCAACAAAAAAATTAGGATTATTAGGTAGTTATTCAGATATTTTGGGAAATGCTGATAATAAAAAACATTTTGAAAATTTAATTGAACGCGAACGTATTAGAATAGTGGATAATTTCAAAGAATATAAAAATGATAAACTATTTGGTGAAGAAACTTTTAAAAAATATATAGAAAATATAGTTGATAAATATTTTGAAGAGAGAAAAAAACTAAAAAACGATGATTATAATAGTAGTATAACATTACAATTATTATTAACTATTAATAATTTTGAAAGAATACCAAGATCAATATTTAGTAAAGATGCTTGGCGCGAAAGATATCAAGATGCTCAATTTGCTTTTAAAAATTATAAAAGAGATTGTACAGTCTTAGATTATAATAGCGATTATACTATTAAACAACAAGAAATTATAAATAATTGCAAATTATTATGTGGATATCCTATTCCTCCGCATAGTATTGTACACTGTTCAAATAACACTGGTTGTAATGTTTGTAAAGCATTTGTTAATTGTTCATTTGGTACTAATATTAAAAATAAATGTAAAACAAAAAAAGCTACTTTACCTAAACCAACTGTTTATACATCAACTAAAAAATCCACATCTGGTGCAAAAACTGCCTTATTATCTAATCTTTTTAAAATTCAAAGACCACCAATTAAGACATTAAAATATCCGACTAATATGATTGCTTTTGGTAATCCAATACCTGCGCACGGCGGTAAAAATAAAACTAAAAAAACTAAACAAAATAAAAAAACTAAACAAAATAAAAAAACTAAACAAAAAAAATCTTATAAACGACATAGAACTATAAAACAGTATAAAAAATATAACAAGAGAAAAACCTATAAACGATAAAATAAATATTAATAGCAAACTATTTATTTTATATTTAAATTTACCATAAATTCTAATATTAAATCTTCGGGAATTTCATTAAAATCAACTAGTTTTTTATTTTTTTTATATTTTTCATATGCATTTTCTGTTTCTAGTTGTTTTTGAAAAGCAGTTTTATCATTAAAATATTTTATTGCAGTTTTAGGTCCACATTTTTTAAATATTGCTGGTATATTATCACTCTTATCGCCTATAACTATTTTACAAAACAAATCTTGTTCTGCATTTCCTGACCATTTTTTACTAGTAGTTAAATCTTGATATTTTAGATTGATGATTTTAACCTTATCGCTTGCTAATTGTAAATAATCCATATCATTTGCAATAATATATACATTTGAATCTGGTACTTGTGATCTTATATATTTACAAGTTAAAGCATTGCAATCATCTGCTTCAAGCTTTTCATGGTATAGAGTTTGGATATTTAATTCATTAAGAATTTCTTTACCTAACTTAAAGAATGGTCCTCCCATAAATGTATCATCATATTCACGATTTTCTTTATATTTATCAAATAGACTATTTCTCCAAATATCTTTTCTTGGACAATCTAAAGCTGCAAAAAGTTTATAATCTTTAATTTTTAGTCGTTTTGGTATATCTTTTAATTTTTCTATAAATGTTTTTTTAAATTTTTCTACAAATATTTCATTTTCAATAGGATTACCTAGTTCAACATCTGGTTGAGCTAGTTTCCACCATCCAATTAAAGCATAATATCTATAAAATATAAAGTAACTAGTGTCTAACAATATATAATTTGTAGATGTCATTATAGTTAAATATATAAAATAATATATAATTCAATTTTTTATAATATATTATTTTTATTAAAGATCTAGACTAATAGTGTTATTACTTTTACTAGATGACTGTTTGCGGTTTGACTTTGGTTGTTTTTGACTACTTAATTCTTTTAATTCTGAAATACTTACAGTACTAGGATCCCGCTCTTCATTACTACCTGCAGTAACATTTACTTGTTTACTTTTTAATCCAGATAAAAGTTGGCTAATATCACTTGGACCTTTCATTTCAGCTCGTTTTTGTGGTGCAGGTGTTTTAATTTGTTGGGGTTCGTCTAATGGAGCGAATTTTTCTTGAATACTTATTCCAGCTTGTGTTTTGGAAGAAGTTAAATCAGGTCGGTTACTTGGTGGTGCGTAGCGTTGACTTTTGGCGGTTTGGGTTTGCATTGGTGGAGGAGGAGTTCCCATATTTGGTGTAGGAATATCATTATTTCCTGGAACAAAATTATTCATAAAATTACCAAAACCTGGATTTGATTCTCCCATAGAATTTACCGCAGCCTGTGTAAATTGTTGCATTAATTCAGGATTTTGTTTCATAATATCGTCCATACCAGGTAAGGCTGATTTAAACATAGTATTTGTCATATGAACCATAATAGCTGAACCGCCTAGCTGGAAAAGAAGTTTAAGTTCAGGGGCTAATTTAGCTTTTGATTTATATTTATCGTGTAATTCTTGAAAGATTTCATCGTAATCACTAATATTTTCATTAACTTGTTCACCCCAGCCATCCATTTTAAGATCAAAAGGATCAAATTTGCTATTTAAAAATTCTAAACCTGTAACACAAGCCATCAACATTTTTCCTTGGAATTTTACACTATTTGCTTTTTCTCTCTCTGCAATAATCATCTCATATTCTCCTTGTAACTCTTGTAATGGAGAATCCATTGTATATTTTTTTGTTAAATTAGCACCTTTACGTTCAAGATCTTCTAATCTCCGTAAGTATTTAAATTTCTCTCTTACTAATTCTTCTTTTGTCATAGGTGCTTCATCGGAAACTACAGGTATTGGATTGACTTTCCCATAACCATCCCAAGTTTTATTAACATTTAAATTAGTAGCAGTTTGTTCACCTAGACTTGAAGAATCTGCACCTAAATTTACTGCTTTTTGAGTATTATTTTCGATATTAATTGTATTATCATCTTTAGAATCGGAGAGAGAATTAATAGCAGTATTAAATAATGATGATCGCGAAATTTCGCTAGTTTTTTTATCTATATCAACACTTAAATCATTTAATTCATTTTCTAATTCACTTAATTCTCCCAGACCAACATCGGCAGTAGAACCACCCCGTTTTTTCTCATTCATTAATAATTCTATTCCTCCACCAAAATTTACAGAAGGTTGTTTACCAAGTGTAGGTTCTGATGAAGTATTTAAATTTATGTCTGTTTTACCATCTCCACTATTTAATTCTATAACAACTGGCTCGAGCTCACTCATTATACATAGATAAGAACATATAATTTTAAGTAATACGAATTAAATATTATTTAAAATTATATTTTGAATTTATTGACTAAATTCATTATTGTATTATTATCTTGTGATAAAAACCAAATTGCTTGCAAAAATGAATCTGCTAAATCATCACGTTTTTTATGTTTATTAAACATTTCTATAACTTTTTCTTTATTTAGATTATCCATAATATTTTCTAATAAAATGTTTTTAGTTATAGTTACACTTAATTTTTTTCTCTCATTATAAGTAGTTTTTTTTGTTCCAATAAATGATTTTAGTTTATTAGCAGCTGATATATATAAAATATTATCTATATTTTTCATTATAAAATATTGACTTATCATTCCTTGAATACAGTTCATTCTATTTGCAATAGGACTAATCTGATTTTCTATCAATACATAATCTATATTAGTAAATGTAAAAACATCTAGTTTATTTAAATTATCTCTTATAGATTTTCCTATATCAATTAAATTTATACTATTACATTTTAGATTAGATATAGAATTAAGAAGATTTTTTTCAATATATTGTTCTATCTGTTGTATTATTGATTGTTTATTATTTTTTATAACTTCGATATCATATTCTTGACAAAGAAGATTAAGATCATCTAATTTTAAAGACTTATATTTTGTTATACTTGATGTAGGTAGTTTATAAGTTGATGAATTTGCGTGAGTTTTGCAATAAAAATTGTCACCTTTATAGTATTGTGCTTGTTTATTACATATTTTTGTATTTTTTTTATCTCTAGTATTACAATTACATTTATAATTTTTTTCTTCTGAAAGGTTAATTACATCCCAAAAATTAATATTAAAACCTGAAGAGCTAGTTTCTAAAATACAAATAGCTAAATTTTTTATTCCTACATCAATACTTAAAACTTTCATATATATATACTTATTATAACTTTTAATATTATATAAAAGTTATAATATTTAATTACG